GCCGGAATCGTCGCCGCCGGATTCCGGAGCTTCTGCGGTTCGCTGCTCCTCTGCGGCCTCACGCTCTTCCAGAGCGTTCTGCTCCCACTGGGAGCGGGACATGAGCTGCTCGCCGTCCTCTCCCTCGACCATCTGCGGGCCGGTAGCCGGATAGCCAGTCTTGACGTCGATGGCGCCAGTCGTGGGCGGCGCGGTCCCGACTCCGAGCACGGTGCCGAAAGGCCACCGGGCCGTAATCGCGTTGCCGGGCTGCATGATCGTGACCGGGTTAACGGTCGCGTAGGCGAGGCGCATCGTCATCCGCATCGCTACGGAGTCCTGCTGCATCAGGTTCAGGATGACCTTGCCGGTGTCGTCGGAGATGACCCCCTCGGAGAACATCTTGAATGAGATGTCGGAACGGATTCCGATCATCGACTTGGAGAAGTCTCCGGCGAGCATGATCGCTCCGGCCGTCGGCATCTGCCACGAGCCGTTGTTGACCTCGGCCATGTTGTAGCCGTAGAGCGTCCCTCCGGGACTGCCCTGCATGTTCGGCTGATAGATCGGCAGGCCCTGCGCGGAACGGAGGCCGGTGAGCTTCCAGTTCATACCGGGCATGGCCGCGAAGCCATTCACGGTATAGCCGGTGAGCGCCATTGCCTGGCCGAGAGCGGCCACGTCCTGGCCGAGGTCCACGCCAGTTCCCTCGATGACGGAATGACCGGACTTGGTAGCTCCGACGAATACGGATTCGCCCCATGTCGTCGGCTTGTTGATGCCCCAGAGCACAGCGGAGTCGATGAGCGCGCCCACGGCCTCCGTAATGCGCGGCTTGACCTGGTCCCAGAGCGGCACGTCCGCATCATCCAGATAGGCTTCTGGGATGGGAACGATGCAGGCAAGTTCTTCAACTACAAGAACTACGTTCTTCCACTGGAGCTGGGTGGTCTGCTTCATCCCGGTATCGCCACCGACCCAGTAGGCGACCGGCAGAACGTCCAGGACCGGCATACGCTGGGTCTTGGACGAGAGAGGAGTTGAGGCCATGAGGCTCAGCGCGGCCGAAGCTCGCGGAGCCTCCTGGATGATGTCGGCTGAAAGCGGCTGTGGCACAAGCGGGTCCGGGCCACCCTGTGTGCGGAGCACGCCCTGATTGTACACGGTCATTTAGACCGGACCTTTCCGCGCAAGCGCGGAATACGCTTGCGGCTATTCTCTGCTACCGAAGAGTCCTCGGAACCACGCGTTGGTATCCCTAGGAGACGCAGAACCTCCGGAGGGAGCGGAACCGGCTCTCATGGATTCGACTGGGCGTGCGCCCGATGAGAAGCCGTTCCGGCTCCCGTTCCCCTGTTCCTGGAGGAGCTGCTGTACCCGCTCCTCGGCTAGCTCTGTGGCTCTCGTTTCGATTGCCCCAGCGATAGCCTCTGCCCGGCCGCTGATCTCCTCGTCCGTTCCGGTACCGAGGTAATCAATCAGGTCTACTGGCAGGTTATGCGCGGCCGCAGCCATCACACGGGAGTGGTCGGCGCGGGCCTCATCCCTCTCCCTAATGGCCTCGTCCCGTTCGACCTGGACTCTCTGAGCCTCAGTCATCTGCGCTTTTTTCAGCTCGCTCAGCTCGCGGGCGGCATCCGCATTCTTCTTGGAGCGGTCCTCCCACTGGCGCGAACGAGTCTTCCAGTCCTTCAGCTCCCGAGCTAGCTCCTCAGGAGTCTGCTCTGCCATTCCGGCGAGGAGCTGGCTTCCTTCATCATCCTCCGCGTCCGTTCCGGATGCGGCGCCATCATCGACCTGTCCCGTTTCGGTCCCAGTCGATTCCGGGCTTTCTTCACTCATGTCTAGCCTCTCCCTGCGCAGATACGCGCGATTATAGACCTTTCCTCCTGAAAGGGCTATTCCTAATGCCCAGCCGCCTTAGCCTTCGCTTCGGCCTCCTCCACTCCCGGAGCGTGGCCGGGCCATCCTCCGGTCGCCTTGTGATGAAGATTGGCGCACAGGCCCTTGACCGTTCCGGGACCGACGTACTTACTAAGCTGGACAACGCATCGGTCAAAGTCTCCGGGCACGCCCCATTGAATCTTGGCGGCTCCCTCTCCGTGCGCCCAGTATTCCATAAGCCGGTCAGTGGACTTTACGTCCTTTGGCGTGACTTCCTTCCCGGCTACCATTACACGGCCTCGACTAGCAGAGGACCACAGTTCGCCGTCCGGCGCTTCCCGGTAGTATCCACGCAGTCGACTCGCCACCAGTACGCTCCGGTCACGCCGGTATCCGTAGAAGGCACATCGAACTGCGCGATGGTAGCTCCGGGGTTGTCCGGGTCGGACACGACCTCCGAGTCATATATCTGGACGGATGGGTCATCATCCGGAGTAGCGCGGTTTGGCTTTGTATAGAATTCCGACTCCATTCCGGTCCCATCTGATATCTCCGGGAACCGCGCAGTCACGACGATATCATTCCCACGCGGGAACACAAGCCCGGTCTGATCCATTAGTCCACCTCCGAACGGAGACTATCCGTCACGACATTCCCGGACGTATCATTCGATGACACTCCGGCCGGTACCGATTTCACTTCCATATCCGCGCTGGTGATATTCACGCCTATCGTAACGCGAGGACCGGGCTCCACGATGACCAATGCGCTGATCTTATCAGGCATTGCCCCAGCTACGAACGGAGGTTCGACCCACCCAGCCGCCATGCTGATTGTGATGGATGCCCCGGATATCCCGGCCACCACGGAGAGCCAGCCGGACGCGGCTACGATGGCCGTAGCGGAACCGGCTAGGGCTCCGGCCTCGCTAACGGCCCCGGAAGCCGCTACGATGGCCGTAGAAGCCCCGGAGAGCGCGAGGACGGCCGTTACCGTCCCGGAGGCGACGGAGAGGCTTACGCTGGCTCCGGCGAGCCCGGAGGCCGTCTCTAGCGAGCCCGAAGCGAGCGCGGACGCGGCCGAGGTCCCGCTAGCCGGCCACGTTACGGACCCGGCTACGATCACCACGGCACCATAGCCGGAGGAGGCTCCGGCCGAGGACCCGGCCATAAGCGAGGTAATGCTCAGCGTACCGGAAGCCGCAGAGACGGCCCGGCTAGAGCCGGCCACCGCGAGGATAGCCCAGAGAGACCCATAGGCAGCCGTAGGCTGGCCGGAGAGGCCGCTGAGCAATCCGGTAAGCCGGATCGTACCAGAGGCCACCGAGACGGCCGGAGCCGTCCCGCTAGCAAGCTCATCATCAACAAGATTCCCGGAAGCGGCCGAGACGGCTACGGCCGTGCCACCGACCGGATACGTGATCGCTCCGCTAGCAATTACAACGGCTCCGGAGCCGGACGAGGAAGCAGCCGCAGAGCCCGCTACCGGAGTCACGCGGCTCATCGAGCCGGAAGCGGCCGACACGGTAGCCGAGGACCCGGCCACGATCAGCGTAGCCGTCACCGTTCCGGAGGCGAGCGAGACGGCCGGAGCGGAGCCCGCTAGTGGGCTGATACGGGTTAGCGAGCCCGAAGCGGACGCGACGGCCGCACTCGTCCCGCTCAGCACGAGGAAAGCCACTACGGAGCCGGACGCGGACGGTGTAGCCGAGGAGGACCCGGACATGGCCTCCGTGTCGGACAGGCTACCGCTCGCGCTCGATACGGTCGCAGAGCTTCCGGCCGTAATCCATATCCGGGCCACGGCCCCGGAAGCCGAGGGGATGGCGGCCGAGGAGCCCGACATTGCCTCGGTATCTGAAAGGGCACCACTAGCCGAGGAGGCCGTCGCAGAGCTTCCGGAGACAACCCCAATCCGGACCACGGTCCCGGAGGCGACGGAGGACGCGGCCGCAGTCCCGGATATCACTCCGGCATCGGATACCACGCCATTCGCGCGGGAGGCCGTGGAGGACGTTCCCGATATGATGAGCAGTAGGGCTATCGTCCCGGCCGCATTCGATACGGCCGCACTCGTCCCAGCTACCGTCCCGGCATCGCCAATCGTCCCGGTAGCAGAAGAGACGGCGACGGAGAGGCCGTCCATTTCCCAGGCGACGTACGACAGGAAGATAGGCAGGATTGGGAGGAGCGGGGAGCTGGGGAATGGTACCGGGAATTCCCAGACATCAAGGAAGCTCCCGTTAGCCGCAGAGACGTTAGAAGCCGTCCCGCTGATAACTCCGGCATCACCTACTGTTCCGGAGCCCGCCATTGAGCCGGTGGTATCCGAGAAGCCGTCCAGCTCATACGTCGTGCCGGTAATGGGTGCGGGAAGTACCGGAAGCCCAGGGCCTCTCCAGGTGCTGCCCGACCGTGGCATCTAAACCTCTCAGATCGCAGGCTCAGCCCAGTAGACTACCGGGATAACGTTCACGGCGGCCTGAGCCAGGCAGCGTATCCGGAGGAACCGGGAAATTCCCACACGCCGCCGCGAGCCGTCCGGGAACCAGACTCCATAACCGGCCTGCGGATGGACGTGCTGCTGATCAATTCCCGTGACCGACGTCATTGTTCCCTCCGCACTCGCGTTGTACCCGGTTGCGGAAGCTCCTCCGACGCATAGCGAGGCAGGCTGCTGGTTGTTACCGTACGGCTCCGGAGTGAATGCGGTAACGGTAGCCGCTACGTCGCCGTCCAGCAACTGGCAGATAACCGGGATGGCTGTCCCGCTCGCTCCGTCGTATGAGACCGACCATGCTAGAATCTGGATATCGGTAGTCGCCGGAACGGCCACCTGAAGCACGGTCTTGACGGTATTGGCTACAAGCGGCACGACTACCGGCATAAACGGAGTCGCGGTAGCACGAGGCGATACAACATACTCACCCATCAGTTAGTCCTCTCATCGTGAATAGACTGCGCTTCTGCGAGACGGGGCAATTCTTGTGAATAGGGCCGGAGTCCGATGCCTAGCCTGCTGCGGGAGGATACTCGCCGCAGCAGCCCCCATCGAGGCATACCATACGCCACAGTTAGGAGCGAATCCACCGGAGCTGGCATTAGCATTAATCCCTAGCGTCCAGGTCACTCCAAGAGTTGATGTTATAGTCATTCCCGGAGCCGTAGCTCCACTAGCATTTGTAACGACTATCGCCAGAAGGATAGACCCGGCCGGAGGGTTGAAGCTGGCACACGTCAATGCCGTCCCGGACCCGGTAGCGTTTACCGGAGCGGAGCCGTCAAGAGTCAGCGTCCCTCCGGAAGCCAGGACCTCCATAGCAGATACTCCGTCGCCAATCCCTCCGGAAGCCGCAGTTGAGCCGACTAGCGTAGAGCCCGGAGTGCCTGTGACGTTAGTCGTCCGGTAGGAGGAATACTGATTGCTATTAGCCGCATCGGTAAAGGTGCTGATAAGAGTACACAGAGGTTCCATCGGAGGCGAGGTCGTGACGTTGCCTTCGGAGATAGCTCCGAAGACCATTGACCCGGCAGCCGTAGTAACGATTGAGACATTGTGAGATGAATTCGTCTTGGCGGTTGCCGGAGTAGCCGCTACGGCAGCATTGGTGAGGACCATGACTTTCAGCGACATGCCAGCAGCCGTCGCTCCCGACTGCGTAGCCGTTACGGTCCCGGCCAATTCCTATCCCTTCGGTAGCCGGACTGGTATCATGACTATCCGGTAAACGCGAGCCGCGACGATTCCGCCTCGCCCAGCGCATTCCCTACACATGGCCGCTCCGGCCGCGACTAGCCCAGCGTGAACCGGGCAGAGCCAGATATCCTTTCCGTGACTAGCCACTCCGCACGTCCGATGGTAAAGCGACGTAGGAGTGGCGCCGCACATAGCCGTGGCCGTTGTAAGCGCAGAACACGGCTCCGCTCGTGGGATACCTAGGTCTGCTATCGCCAGGCCTAGGTCTAGGACGGCCATTAAACCTGGCAGAGGAATCCGACTCCGGCCGCTCCGGTACCGGCCGCAGCCTGGAGCGAGTCACCTATCGCCGGAGTCCGCGAGCTAGCGAGGAGGAATGCCGCAATAGGATATGCGGTCCCTCCGGATACCAGGTTACAGGCAATGCCCCAGTTACAGGTTCCCGGAGCGGCCGTGAATGGGCCCCAGGTAATCTGCGCGGTATTGTAGATGAGCGATGGGCTAGCTCCGGTCGCCGTTACCGGCCCGTAAGCCTGGCGAGCGTAGCCGGAGGCCGTAGGGTACTCGTTGATACTCGTCCCGGACATCAGGACCTCTGTGGAGTTCAGGACTCCGGATACGGCCGCAGTCGAGAGCGCGAGGAAAGTAGCCGCAACGGTCGGAGTCTGCGACTTGAGGAAGACTCCGTTGAGAGCCTGCTGTTCGGCCGTCTGGAATAGCTGGCCTGCCGATAGAAGTGTCATGACTGGGCCTCCTGGAAGTAAAGTCC